GGAGTCACGAGATCGTCGTACGTCCCAATCCACGCTAACCGCGACCCATTAGTATAAGTGTTTGTCCATGTCCCTTGACTTACTCCGTCAATATACAATGTTGTTGTCCCAGAATTATCGACGACAGCAAAATGATACCACTGAAAAGCATTTACCGTCGTTGAGATTCTTGCCGAACCGTTCACCCACCAATTTAAAGTTGTGCTATTGGAAAAATAGAGTGACTCTCTATTATTGACATCAATATAAGATGCCCAAATATGCTCATTTCCGCCCGGAGCTGTAGCATAAAACCATCCTTCTAACGTAAAGTCGGTATTATAAAGATTGAGTGAAGAATGGCTTGCCGTCTTTAAATAATCCCCAGACCCATCAAACTCTACACTCCAGTTATCCAGATAAGGATGGAATGCTGTTTGAGTTGGAGTGCCCGTTGGCGTGACAGTATGCGCATTGGTAGAACGATCAATAAACGTTGAATTATTCAAGCCATTAGTACTTGAGCTTCCAATACTTAATACGGTTTCATCCCAGTATTCAGATACGAAATTTAATGTAAATGTCTGTACTCCAGATGATGCTACGTTAATTCCGTCTGTTGCAGTAAACGTGATCGTACCAGATTGTGTTGTTGCTGAATCTTGGCTGAATGGCGTGATTGTAAATACGTTGTCTGCTTGCGATAATGATGCTAGTCCAGCAAAATCACTATCAGAAGTTGCCGCATATGTGACCGGATCTCCATCAGAGTCCAACGCAGTAATTGTAATTGTTGTAGGCGTACCATCAATAGCAAGACTAAACGGAGTTGTTCCACTATCAGAATCTAGAACAGATTGTATAGAAGGTGCTACATTTAATAATGCTACGTTATACCAACCGGATCCGTTCCAAATATATAATCGATTATTACCGGTTACATATGCTTGATCGCCGGCGGTATTACCGGAAGTAGGTAGAGATGCTCGTGATGCATAAACTTCAACACCACCACCTAGTTCTACGTCGGATGCGATACCGGATGTGGTAATTGTACCTTGTGTATTTACGCCTCTTGCTAATCGGCTAAACAGTCGCGAACGTGATGATGGCATTATTATTCCTTATCCTATCCAAATTTGTGATGGACCAGCATCAACTGCGGCCGCAGCAACCGCATCTTTAGACGAGAAAGTGTCCCTTTGATATTTCGATGTATTTATAGTTACTGCTGGTTTTTTAATACTAAATCCATTTACCTGAACATTAGAAGAAACAAAATTTTGTTTATAATGAGTATACGATCCGTCACGAGCAACTAAATGCTCTACTAGTTTCCCATCCTTTGTTTCAGGAGATATAACAATACTTGCTATGTGCGTATCTTGATATAACGATACATTTCTAATAACATTAATCAGCGTGAATGGGCCATTATTAGTATTATGCAAATCACTCATTGCATTCATATCATTAATATTTAATGGATGATAAGCGCTCCCGTCCTGATAAAATTTATTATTAGAAAATCTACTCACGATTGAATCTCTACAACTTGAACTTCAACTTGTCCACTATCATTAATAGTAATTGTTTCAGTAGTATCTGCAGATGCTGATGTTGTTATCGTTTTAGTATCTATACTATTATCAAATACTGCAGGTCCAATAATCTTAAGAGTTAAATCAGTTGCGACTCTTGAATTACTTGCATCATACGCATTAATAGTTAATGTATTTGATACGTTAGATCCAGAATAATCAACATAATCAGCAGAGGTTGTAATATCAACATTATAGATTAAATCTTGTGCCCAAACCTGAATTGGTTTTGGAGCATGCCAATCAACAGCTGCAGAACCAATGGCAAAAGTATTATTATATTGCGAAGTAATAACTTTACCACTTGGTAACCACATTACTTCGGTGAAGTATGTAGTATCATCCATCCAAACTTCTGTTAATGTTTCAGTACTTGTATCAAACTTAATTACGTGAGTTGAATATTTACAATAGACCATCATTAAAGTATGTTCTACATTTAACGGAGCAACACACCACGGTGCTTTATCCCGGTTATTTACGACTTTAGCTGATTGCGTAAGAAAAGTATCCCATGTTCCATAGGTACTAGTACTTGTAAGTGCTGAATGAGTTGCAGGATTACTTGCGCTAATTTTAGTAATCATATAAGGACGATCTTGGTTATCATCATCCGGATTACCATTAGATTGTATAAATTGGAATAAATATTTTTGTGAATTAATATCTTGAGAAGCACTCATAATTCTTGCTTCACTTATCCAATCTGGTCCAGTGGCACTATTATTGAAGATGTTGAGATCATCATCGGTGTTTGCAATATTCGGTGCGGCAAAATTACAAAGGCTTCTAGTAATAGTATTATTTGCTACATCAATTTCAATAAAACTGAGTTCATGACTACCAATCGACAGGTCAAAACCTGCATTTTTAAAAGTTTGATAATAACATATTTTTTTACTTGTTGATGTATCACCAGTCTTTTGATGATACACAACATTTGATGGGACAGTCATCGGATACCTATAGTCACTTGACTGCGCAAAATTATTGTATTCCACTGTTATTCCACCAGTAGAATTATCAAATCTTACGATATCTGCTGTTTGGTTATTTCCTGGGCCGCCAGTTTGTCCATTATGAGTAAGGAAATAATGATCTCCATTATTTGATTTTGTTAAATGGTGAATATACTGTGGAGTAGTAGACGTCGGAATTCCTATTAATTCTACATCGCTAGCTGCAGTTCCGTGTAAGCTAGGATCCTGGGCATATGTTTTCATTTCTAACATCATACCACACACTGTGGCACTGTTATATAGCTTCATAAATAACATCCCATAATCAGTATCTGGATCAAAGATAAGATTTCCAATATCAGCACCAGTCAATGTGTATTGACCTTGTTGGAAGCATTTATAATCACCTGATGCATCCCAAAAAGTCAGTGTACCCTGATTATCGGCCCTGGTAGACATCATAATATATTCATTTGTAGTTGTATTGAGATGTAAAATACGGGGTGGATGATCTAACCAATCTCTTGCAAGTATAGAAGTATTTCCAATAATATATCCACTTTGTATTGTAGCTTGAGTAAGATTATATGATGTATTATCGGTTTTGATATCTCTCCAAACATATGGATAATTTGGAGTCATAATATTTACGTATTGACCTGCTACGTGATCGTTTTGCATAATACCAAAATAGTAAATATCGTCATCATCCATAACTGTCCATGACTTAGTACCACCAACACCATAATTACCCTGATAGGCCATAACGTCTGAACCAACTTTAGGGGTCATAGTATCAATATCAAACAATATACCGTTAATTACTATGTCTTTTGGATACTTTAGATCCTGCCAAACACTTGGGAAAGCTGCGTTAGCTCCTGCTCCATATGCTACAAACGCCATTATGACACCTCTATAGTTATATTATTGGTTGTTTGAGGGTACTTATTAACTAAAGTTTCATCCCAATATGATAAAGCATCTCCGGCGCTATCCCAATCTCTTTTATCTCCATTGGCATCACCAGGCCGAAAAGGTTGGTTTAAAATCAACTGATCTGTATGATTACTATCAGTTAATTTTAATTGCAGAGAATTATTAACAAAACTTAATGTATACATTTTTATTACCCATCTATGTATTCTATAATTACATTCAGATCCGATCCAGCAGTTGTAGACCCAATCTGTGTGATATCTACCGTTAAATAATCATTATTTAAAACAGATAACGATAAACCAGAATTTGTATCAGAATCTGCGCCATCAGCAATTGTCTGTGTATCGATTGTAGTTCCATTTTTATTAACAGTTGAAACCAATGAACTACCAACCGGAGCTGTACCAACAGTTGCGCTGATTGCTTTAATATTTATATCATTTGGAGCAACCCATCGAACCTCACCAGTAGTTACTTCTAATGTCCCGGACTGATTTAATTGAACGTATTTTGAAGTATTTGCTATAATAGAAGCAGTTTCTGCAGAATCTAAAACTCCTGCAGGATCTAATGCCGCTGCTTTGATAGTTAAGTCTTCATTAACTTGCTGTGCAGCAAACCTTGAAAATCTTCTGTTTTTAGATTCTGCCATTTTAGTTTCTACTCTTCGTCTTCGTCAACTTCGAGATCTTCGTCATTAACGTCTAAATCTAATTCTTCGTCATCTTCAATATCTGCATCGTCTTGTTGTTCAACTTCTTCACCTGTTTCATAGTCATCATCTTCTGGTTCACCACCATTATAAATCTGATTTGCAACTGCAATTTTTTCTTGCTCTAGTGCATCAGACATTTTTTCACCCATTAGGTTTCCAAAAATATCGTTTGCATGATTGTAGTTCTGATCCAATGCTGCTTGAATCAAATCTTGTACGCTAGGAGCTTGTACTTCAGTTTCAACGTCACTCATTAGTTATTTCCTTTTACATTAATATCAATACTATGTTTTTGCCCTTGTGGTTCAGGAGCTGGGGCTTCTTGCTCTGGCGGTTCCTGTTCCGGTTCTTCAGGTGGTTCTTCACCGTCAATATCTTTCTTCATATCATCAACTTCTTCGTCAGTGAAATGAAGAACATTTTTCATCACCCAATCTTTAGAGAAGTACTCACCAACATAGTTAGTAATCATATCCAACGATTGTAATTTTTCTCTGAGAATTTCAGCATCTTTTAGTTCTGCAAAATGATTATCTCTTGCAAAGTCAATAAGAATATCATTCTTCCATTCATTCCAATCTTCTTCTGTGATAATACCTTTCAAAATTAATTGTTTCTTTAAAATATTTAAGAATAAATGTGAGAATCTACGACGAAGTCTATCAATAAACTTCTGGAATTTTAATTCATCTCTTGTGATTTCAGATGAACGACCTAATGAGAACTGAGCTTCTTGCTCAAGTCTATTGATCGGTACATTTAATGCACGATACATCTTCTTTTGAAAGTAAACAATATCATCAATCTGACCTAGATTCTCACCACCAGGTAAAGTTGAAATTTCTGTACCTCTACCACCTTCACGTCGTGGTAGCCAAAAATCTTCTAGCAATGATTGATGCTTACGATCATCACGAATCTCCCCGGTTTTTGCATCATAGACAAGCTTATTACGGTATCTTGCCATGATATCCTTCATGTACTGTTCTGACTTACCCTTTGGTAAGTTACCTACATCAATATAGAAAATTCTTCTCTCGGGTGCACGTGCAAGACGATAGATGACAAGTGAGTCTTCCATCATTCTTAATTGATTAATTGGCTTTAATGCTTTATGTAGATAAGAAACAATCTTCTTACGATCTTCGTTTAACAAACCTGAAGTAACGTATGAGATTGCATCTTCAGTAATCTTCACACCAGAACTTTGATTTGCGCCTGGCTTTTCCTGATAAACAAAGTATTCATCTACTTTTTCGATAATCTTTGCGCCGGTCGCTTGATCAACCTTTGTTTTAACTTGTTTTACTTTACGAATTTTGGATGCATCAATTGGGCGAATCTCTGAAATACCAAGCTTTGGATTCTTTTCATCGACCACTAAGTGGTGGAAAAGTCTGCCGTCAACATACCATCTACGGAAAATATCATGGCCGTAATCATTAAAATCAAGCATCCCGTAAATGTCATCAAATTCTTGTGTAATCTGCTTTTTAATCGCATCAGATACTTCTACATTTTCTAAATTTAATTCAACTGATTTAGATTCGTCTTCAACAACAACTGACTCATTCACAATTTCTTCAATTGCCATATCAACTTCCGGATGCATTGCAACGCCACGGTATTGCATAATGAGTTGATAATTGTCTTTTGAATCATCACCGTCAATATTTAAATACTGACCGTAGTGCATGCCAGATGCAGTAACATAGCCAGCGCCGTCATCATCACGCGCCGGAACAATTGAAGGCTTTTTCTTCGGATCTTCCGAATCAGCCTTTTTAATTTCAAATCCAAATAATCTAATTGCTTTGCTTGCTTCTGCCATTTATTCTACCGCCGTCCAATTGCTAGCGTCTGAGTCCCACAAGTATATATTATCATCTTCCGGTGGTAATGTTGGTGGTTCCCAAATACAAGTTTCTTCATTTAATAACCATGCTTGGTATGGTTGTGGTTCATAAAAAGCATCTCTAGTTTCATCATAGATATAACCTATTCCAGCATAATTTTTTCTAATAGTTCCGTTATAACTAGTTTGTTTCCAATTACCACCATAAGTTTTCATTAAAAAGGCTTGACCAATTTCTTCTCTTTCAATGCCTTCTGCATCAGTTATTTCATTATTACTAACAACATTAACAGAAATAACAATATTATTTGAATCTAATTTTGCAAAATGCGCCATAATTATACCGTTATAGTTCCATTACCAGTAAACACATATTTATACGTATACGTATTGCTTCCTATTGTTTTAGACACTGTCGTAACAGTAGGCGATCCTGTTGTTGAAGTAAATGCACCCGTAGTATATAATACTGCTATTCCAGATCCACCATTTCCTCCGGTGCCAGTACCGACTCCACCGCCACCGCCGCCGCCGGTATTAGCCGTTCCATCAGTACCGCTGCGACTACCATAATCAACATCACCGCCATCGCCGCCACCGCCAAGTCCACCAGTACCGCCATATGATGAATAATTATATTTTGCGGTACCCGCACCACCGCCGGCATACGAATTACCATCTTCCCAAGTTAAACCATCGCCACCGTCACCGCCATTTCGGTTTGAATTACTACCGTGAACAGCATTATCTCCCCAAACTGGACCACTTTCGGTTGCACCACCACCGCCAGGAGTTCCTGTACCAGTACCTGGCGAAGCAGAATAACCGGCGGTACCGTATTGACTTGCTGAATCAACAGTAATATTATTATCGTCAATATATACACCAGCATTTATTCCAATATAGTCGTCACTTGTTTGTGTTGTTCCGTTTCCGCCAGTTCCGCCACCATAGCCATGTGATCCACCACATCCGCCTGGTGAGCCTGGGTCATAGAACCCACCGCCACCACCACCTTTAGCTGTAAATACATCAAGTGAATTTGAATTAATTGTAAGCTTAGTATCACCACCATTTGTTCCAGTAGTATTTGTTCCGGTAGAGGCTGTTCCACCAGATCCTACTGTAATATCATATATAGTATTGATCTTAGCCGTAAATCTTGCTTCTACAATACCACCGCCTCCAGCGCCACCTGCACCAACTGCAGAGGTACTAGTGTGAGCCCCACCTGAACCACCACCGCCGCCAACAAATAGTGCTAAAACAGTTGGCATGCCACTACCACTACTTGCTCGAGCAGAAACATAGTCAGAATCAATAAGAGATGTCACGAATGCCGAGTCTCTAAATATATCAACTTGTCTTTGTTGCACATAAGCAGAGTCGACTAATCCAACTACACCAGCAGAATCAATTGCTCCTAAACTAACAGTAGAAGAAATACCAGCAGTAAGTAGTTTACCTTCAGCTGATAAATTTTGAGCTAGTTTTCTAAATCGGTTTGATATGCTCATGTATTAAAAACCCAATCCAGTAAAATATGCAGAATCGCAAATGTTAGTTACAAATGCTGAATCTATAAAGGTATCTGTTTGTCTTAGTTGTATATATGCCGAATCAACTAAGCCTATTGTATTTGCCGAGTCAAGCCCGCCTGTAGAAACACTGGCATCCAAAGAAGCAGTTTGAACTTCTCCTTCTGCAGACAATGTGCCTACAAATATGCTCATCAATCTCGATCGTGTTGGCATTCAAAATCCTTAAGGAAAGGAGGGGTTTCCCCCTCCTCCTTTAATTAAGATGTAGTATCTGTTTCGAAATACTGGAACTCAAAGGTTACAGTAAATCTTTCGATTTCGTCTACAGAAGCATAGCTTACATCAATAGGTGAAACCTCAGTAGGGAATGCACCACGCAATGTGTACTTCTTCAACGCGCTTCCATCTTTATCAAGCTGCTCAATGAACAGATCTGCTTCGTATGTAAGTGGTGAAGTCAAACCTGTATTTGCTGAATGAGCATTCATTCCATTTGACCAACGCTCCATAGAGTTACGTACATTAAAGTCTGTATCATTAATGATTGTAACTGTCCATGGTGCGAAAGTACGATCACCAGCCATCTTGAGCTGGCGACCACGGAATGGTACTACGATTGTACCAATAGTTGATCCAGGTAGCTGCGCAGTTTCACAAAGGAAACTAGTTAGCTCTGCATCACCATTAGCATATCCAGGGTAGTTAATCGTCGCCTTAAATAGATTAGGACGAGCGCCTCCACCTCTGAGTTTTGATTTAAAGTCATCGACTCCTAAAACTGCCATTGTTTATCTCCTTATACCGTACCAACGACTTCTTCGAAGTCAACACCAGTTCTAACAGCTACGAAACTCAGAGTTACATAGTTAATTGAACGTGCTGGCTTAATGAAGATGTCAGCTTTAAATTCATTACGGTCGATAACTGCAGCGGTGTTGTTTGATTCATCACATACAACTCTGAAGTCCGTAATACCACGTCTGCCTTGTACTTCGCGAAGTACTGGCTCAACAATATTTACAAATTCTGCTCTTGTAAACTCATCGTTGAATTCGAACATAACTTGCTCTGCTGCTTTACCGATTGCTCTTTCTAGAACTAAGAATAGACGCCGCACGTTGATTCTGTCAAACGCAGATGGTCTATTTAGCTTAGTTTTATCTCCAAATAAAAGTGGCCCTTGGCCCGGAATATTTGCAATTGGATTTACCCCAGCTTTATACAGTGTATCTCGCTGTGTTTTAGTAGGGCTATATGCTAAAGAAGTTACACCAAAAATTCCACCCCTACGTGATCCAGCCGGCGAGAACCATGCAGCTCTATTGAAATCTGTAGCGGCCATGATACCAGCTACCGTAGAAGCTGCAGGAATAAACACATATTGATCATTATACTTATCGTAAACTTTTAAGAAATTATTATCAACAACAAGCATAGATGTATTAGTAAATGTATTTGCGGTAGCAACAGTATTTGTTACTTTAGTAGCATCAGATGTTACATCAATAATATCAGATCTAGCCGGTGAAGCAACAACAATTGCATCTTTTCTTAATGTTCTAGCCGTAGAAACTAAATCTTGAACTACTGTTGTATGATTTGTTCTAGATGCCATTGAAGGAGCAATCAAGAAATCAATTTCAACTTGATCTTTATCTTCAAACAAATCGTAGCCAGCTAAATACTCAGATGTACCTAGTGCTGCGCTATTACGACCGTTTGCAAAGTTTACTGTTACAACAGTAGCTGAATCATTATATACAGTTCCATCAGTTACTTCTGTTCCAGCATCAGTCATTTGTGATGGGAAAGTGTCCATCCAAACATATTCCGAACTTGTATTAATAACATCTAGAGCATAATTAGATCTTCCATCGACCTTTTCTGCATTCGCTGCTACTGATACGTATGGAAATGTTTCTAAAACTGTTCCAGGGGTTCCAGTAAAATCTCCTAATCTATCGACAATTGCAATATGCGCTTCATCGAACGATCCGCCTCTTTGTGAAACATAAAAGCTAGTTCTTGGAGCAGCATCGAATGACGACTTATAAGTCCAAGCATCAAAACTTGTATTATCGCTATCTGCAGTACAAATTGATACTGTAAGACTATTTCCGATTTCTCCTGGATATTTTGCAATTGTCCAATTACTATCTGTTAATCCAGATCTTTCAGCATCCCATTCAGTAGAATTTCTAATCTGAACAGTGCCATCAGTAGATGCTGGACCAGCATTATATGTTGAATCGTCCATTTCGCGAACAACAACTAATGACCCAGAGTATCTTAAAAACTGAGTAGCGCTTAAGAAATCTATATTATTCGTGGTGTTTGGAGCTCCAAAAGTATCTACAAGTTCTGCCTCGTTTGATACTAAGGTTCTCTCGTGACCAGGACCCCAGATATAATTTCCGACAATTGCACCTGTTGTTGACTGGACGTTCGGAACGCCTCCAGTCAGATCAATCTCCCTTACGACAACCGCAGGAGACTCTGATGGTGTACCTAATGCCATTGTTTTTTCCTCTATTTAATGATATGAATCCATAATACGGTTGTGTTTTTCAATTCACTATTATTTATATATTTATAAATCTCTATCATATTCAATGGCCCAAGGATGATCTTTTTCTTCAATCTGTTGTATGTAATCTGATCCATCATCAATGAAACCAAATGGTACCATATCATCTTCAATCTCTTGCATTTTTTGTTCAAATAACATCTGTTTGAGATTAATATCTGTCATATCACCAAAATATTGTGTAGATGCAAAATAACCAAACATAACTAGATTCATCATTAAGTCATCGTGATTTCCGTCAGATGCTTCATATGATTGACCCTTTGCTTCAAATGTTGATATCTCAAGAATTGTATGCTCATCAACAATTTTAATTTTATGATTCTCGATAATATCTTTAATTGCAGAACATCCAAGTCTTTTCACTTTTCGATTCATTTCAATACCAAGACCAGATGCTTTCACCGAGGAAGTGACATGAAGATTCTCATATTCTAAATCATGGTATAAACCATTACATACGACTGAACCTTGATCGTTTGATTCTACGACGATATAAGCATCATTGTAGACTTTCGCGTACTTATATATAATGTTAGGGAAGAGTATGGGCGAGATAGTGTTATTGCGATACACTGCAACCTGCTCAAAGGGTTGAACGGAAATATCGATCACGTTAAACGTAGAATAGTCCTGACCTCTTCCTTTTGATACATCTACAGTCATAACATATTCGTGTTTTTTAGTCGTCTCTTTATAGACGAGAAGGTCTCCCGCTTCAAGGGTTCGAATAGGGTTGTGCGCTCGGAGACTCATCAATGTTTCGGCATTGATGAGAGTATCGCCTGTACCAAAAAAGGTATTACCAAATTCCTGGTCAAACTGGAGTTGTGAAGTATTTGCAATTGTTTGCTTCTTCCAATCTTCATCACGCCCGGGTACATCCCACCAGTCCACGCGGAATGGCTTAAATTCATTTGTACCTTGGACTGCACCTTCCCATATTTTATGAAAAATATTACCAATACCATTTGCGGTTGATGTTACAATAATTTTTGTTTCTTTACCAGATGATACTACAGGATATGTTGATGTATAAAACTCAGCCGCACGTTCTACAAATGCAAACTCATCAAGATATAGCAAGTTAACAGACATACCACGAATCGAAGAACCAGATGTTGCAGCTGCTACAATCCGTGAGTTGTTACTAAATTCAATTGAACCTTTGTTTAATGCTTTACATCCAGGTTGTAGAAAGAATGGAATATTTTCAAGCATGAGAGTAATACGACCAAGCATCTCACGTGCAGTTGCACCTTTGTTTGCCATCACCGCTATGGTCTTTTCACCGTTGAATAAAGCATACCATAGAAGATAAGCGCAAGCAGAGATAGATTTACCGGACTGTCGGCAAGCCAAGACAATATTAAACCGATTATTATCAAAGTGGTCGAACATGTTCTTCTGATATTCATATAATTTAAAAGGCACAAGGCCCCTATCAAGTGCAATTACTTTTACATATTTTTCACAAAAGTAAACTGGATCCTTCATGCATCGCGCATACTCCTGTACGAGCTCTGGTTCCCATTGCTGGTTAACACCATCTCGCTTTACGTTTGGATTGCCTAAATACGAATTATTCGTCTGGAGGAGTGACATCGATTTCTTCACTTTCTTTTTGTAGCATACGCTGAAGATCAGCAGTAGATCCTACAAATATATTATTTTGTTGATGCTCGACTTGTTTGGTTTCTTTGGTAGGTTGTGTAATATCTTTATGCTTTTTATTCAGGTCCATCAACTTATCATTGATGTCTGCAATATTTTTTAACATCCCGGCTAACACTTCATACGCACGGGGGTGCTCGGACTCACGTGCCACATGGATCATATCTTCAAGACCTTCACGACCTTTCTCAATCAGATCGTAATAGGTTTCCCTAGAATAATCATAATCATTTTTAATTTTATCATCTTCTTTCATCATGCACTATCTATAATTGTGGTTATAAAGCCAAAGTCAGAATCTGCTAATCCAATTACATTATCAGATTCAGGTGTAACTCTTACAGTTTCTAAGAATAAATCAGAATCTGCAAGACCAGAGTTAATATCATGAAGATTAGCATCTGCTTGTCTAATAATACCAGAGGTGGCAATTGGACCATGGAAACTGACTTTCATCTCAAAATCCATTGTATAAACAATTGTTCTTCTGGTATCTAATTGACCTTCAAAGTCATCAGAAAAAGCAAGACCTTGTATAATAATAGGTATATCTTCTTTAAAGTCTGGATAATCATCAGGAAATGGTTTAATCGTTAGTGTGTACTGTGGATTAAAATATGGGACAACCTGTTCTACAACTTGTAAAGCATCATCCTGTGACTTAGCATATACATTTAATTGGAAATTAATCGTATAAGGAACTGGCGGAAAAAACTTTTTACGATTTGTATTATCAGTACCAACAGTATTAAATGTTGATGTCTTTGTCAATTGCCGACTTGTATCATATGCAAAGTTTGTAATTTCAAATGACATCCGTGGCAATTTAAGTGCAACTTTAGTATCATTTGTTAAATCATTATTTTCATTAATCCGCTCTAAATATTTTCTTTTAGGAGCATACGACAATGGAACTTTTAATTGACTTGTTCCACCGCCTGAAGAGTTTTTGCGAATAATATAGATGTCATTAAACATGCGACCAAAGATAGCAACACATTTTCTTATTTTTTCATGGTAGAAATAATTACCAAACATTAACTATTCTCCGGATCACCAAATGGATTTGATTCACTAAAGTCGAGGAAATCAGTTGATTCCGTGCTAAAGTCATCATTTTGCTCAGTCGCAGATAGCTTATTCTCTTCAACAACAGAGGTAATAACAAATCCAGCCGAGTCATTTCCATATACATGATCAATCGATAATGGTTTATTTGTTACAAATGTATGTAGTAATCCATCAGTAGACCCAACATGAATAAGCTCGAGTACTTTATCCGAATCTGACCAATCGCTAACTTCGCCGCTAATCGTTAAGTTTGTGGCTGAATCTAATAACTGAGATGCAGTATCACCAATTTCAATATAATTACTACCACTTTGTAACGTCAGTTTATATGTATATGCGTATCTTCCTTCGATTTCATCAATGTCTTCAACACCAGTATCCAAATCTTCACCGCTATATTCAAATAGCTGACAACGCATCTTATAAACTGGAACGTTCTGTAACTGATAAAATGGTTGTTCATGCTCAACATGCATAATTTGAAAAATTGACTTAGACATCGGAAGATAAATCAAATCTCCTTCCAATGGTCGAGTAAGTGTTGTACTAGAATGAACTCGAGAAACCAATTTTTCAAATTTTCTTTTTGATACTACAAATGTTGCTTCATCACGGATCTCAACGCCAAACCGTGTAAAAAGATCTCCTTCACCTTCGAAGCCATCGATATTATCAATGTACATAGAAATTTTATGGGCTGATCCAAATGTAGATGGAATGTCATCACCAAAAATAGAATCCTCATTGACGATCGTTCTTGGTAGATAATAGACTGACTGTCCATAGATCTCTAATGCCTCTACAACAATATCGTTATAAAGGTTTTGTTCGGATCTATTATCCAGTTTAAAATACGGGTTCATTCCCATGTTATTATCCTACAAAGAAGTCAGCTGGCATTTCGTGTTCGAGTCTAATAGTTTCTCTTAGCCTTTCAATATCGTTTGTTGCATCATCATAATACTGACGACCATTCATCATGACACCACCAGGTAATTGCATACCCTCAAACTTTAATAGGTTTGCGCCCCATTGCTGTTTAATTAATGCAGTACCGTAATCAAGTAACCACATATCAGCCCAGATAGAAGTATTCGTAGCCGGATCAAGTTGAGTATATACTTCGACAATAATATAATCACCTGCTTTAATATCACCATCAGCAAAATCACCGAAAATATAAAGGCGATTCTCTCTACGTGAAAACTGAACTTGTGGTTGTCCATTGAGTTTTACATCTAATAATGAGAGGTATTGCTGCATTTGCTCATAATAAGCTAGCTCACCAGCAAAATGAATTAATGATGCCATGTCATTCAACATCATCTGATATTTGATATCAAAGAAATTACGGCCAGAATTAAAGTTAGAAGCAAGTGGAAATACTTTTGAAACAAAAAGAATATCTGAGGACAATGAGATATATTCATTTGATACATCATCTGAAGTAATCTGATGCTTAAGATAAGTTCTTACCGTAGCATCTGAATGATATTCACGGTAATAAAGTAATGCTTCATCGACTCTGTCTTCAAGTTGGTCTTCATCCACGTTAATTTCAATTACGGGATCGCCAAGCTTACGAAGACAGTAGTCGATGTACTGTTGTCTGGTCGCAGGAAGTGCCATATCACATAGTCCTAAGATTAAGAATTCTTAGTACTATTTATACGTTTTTATTTATGAAGTAGCCTGATAATTTCTACCCTGTTCTTGAGTAGGTGGTGTAAAGTTAGTAGTGTACTTAGCAAGATTTTTGTGGATCTGAAAGTTTTCGATATACATCGCACCATGAACTCCCGATGTTCCATCAATAGCGCTTCCTACTCCTACTATATCATCAGTGCCCGCAGTAAGACTCGCAATACTTCCAGATATTGTTTTTGTATATGTTTGAGTTCCATCTAAAAATACTCTTATAGTATTACCTGATCTTGTAAATGCAAAATGCTTCCATGATCCAGTCCACGGAGTAACATTAATGTTTTCACCACTAACGACATCCCACCCACTTCCAGTAGATGACATATATAAAGAATATTGTGTATTACTGCTATAGAATAGGAACACCCCATATGAACCCCATCCATGAGAAATAAATGCATTACCACTTCCAGGAACTTCCGTAGGATAAAACCAACCTTCATAACAGAAATCTCCTGTGCCAGGAGAACTTACGTTGTTAATTAACATTCCACCAGTATCAGTAAACACTGATGTAGTTGCGTACTTAGTATATGTAGTTGATGTTACAGTATCGCCAGATAGCGTTATTATAGAATTTCCAGCCTTATCAAAGATACCTGCGTTATCCAATGGGAGGTATAGGTCTGCATTAGTATTGCCAACTGGTTCTGTTGGAGGTGTAAAAGCAGATGTATAAACAGCATTGCCAACATCATATTTTAAGTCAGCAACATACCCTTGGAAGTTTCGAC